CTTTTCGAGTGGAAAACTCCTTTGCCTTCTGGTGCACCGCCAACGGCTCTTTTTAACTGTTTGGCAAATCATATGTATTTCAGGATTTGTTGGCAGGAACTTACCGAGACTAGCGCTTACCAATTTAATAAGTTTGTGTATCTCGCTGTACTAGGTGATGATAATGTTTGGAGCGTTGATCATGAATGGCTTCCCCTGTTCAATGAGAGGAAGTTGCAAATTTCTATGAAGAAGATTGGTCAGATTTATACTCCCGAGGATAAGAGTAAGACCGAATTCACAGAAGAAATGAGAACACTTGAGGGAGTTACAATCCTCAAGCGTTCCTTTAGGCGACATGAGTTGACAGGGAAGTGGGTGGCACCACTAGACTTGGATACAATTTTAGACCTAGTTAATTGGACGAAGACAGGTCCAAGCTACTTGGGAGACACTGAAAATAACGTGAAGATTGCGTTAGAGGAGCTTACGCTCCATGGAAGAGAAGTGTTCACCAAATGGCGAGACGTTCTATTGCGTGCAATTGAACAATGTGAGGGCCTTGACAAACCCTCCATCACTGATTACAATGAACTGTTCAGAGAAGTTCAAAGTAGAGACAGAGGTGCTAATGTTGAAGTACGCTTCTTCACTGATTACGACGTTCTCAGATACAAAACCCCGGTCAATCAAACTGAGAATGAGCGCTTTGAAGAAGAACGAGCCGGCCTATCTAGGCTTACTTCCAGGATAGCTCGCTGGCAGCCCCAGTCAAATCCAGGAAAACCGGGAATACCGCACAGGTTAGTACGCCGTGAGGTTTATGAAAGTACTGCAACAACAACAAGTGCTGTTGGTCTCACCAACGATGGTACGTTTGAAACACAACGTACAGCTGAGCAACCTGCTCAAACTAGCGACATCACATCTGACAATGTTGATGCCGAAACACCTGTGACGAAAATTGTTAAGTTTGTCCCGCTGAATTCTCAGCTCCTTGACAGTGCCAGAACGGGTGCGGTCAGTGATATTAAAGCCTTTTTGGCTAGACCTGT